CTGCTAAACTACCTAAAACAGTTACTAAAACACCTTTACCAATACTATACCCTTTTGAATAAGAGAAAATAGCAAACCCCAAAGGAACTACTAATAAAACTGCTCTGCCGTTATTTGAATCATTAGCCATAACTAAATTATTAAGTAGTTGAATACTTTTTCCCCAATGCTTTTTTAACATTGTATTTCACTTCCTCAACGTCATCTACCAAGTTAAGGAAATCCTCGTTTGGTTTTTTGTCGTCATTGAGTTTAGCAATTGCTTTTCTGTAATATGTAATTCCATATATTGAAAATGCAATCAAAAGCCCGAATACAAGCAAACTTTTCAAATCCATTGGTTTTTGCGACCCCATACTTTCAAACACATCATCTCCGCCACCGCTTGTCGATGCTACGGGTGCAGGTGCTACGGGTGCGGGTGCTACGGGTGCGGTTGCTACGGGTGCTACTGATACTTCTGCTTCCATAATATTTTATTTATTAAATTTTTTAAATGCTAAATATGCTATTACTAATCCTCCTAAAATTAGTAAATGGTTTTTGTGTTGTTCTAAAAATGATTGTGTCAAATATTCTTTAGGCACAGTCAAATATGACGATGGCATATCAGGATATAAAACTTCTTTTTTGTAATCAGACGGATTGCTTCCGTTCAATGAAATTACAATTCCATTTTCAGTTTCAATACCGTCAAACGATTCGCCTTTTTTTATAGTTTGAGGCATTGGTGCAATTCCATAAGAAGTATAATTAAAATCTTTTACAAACGTATATTTTGCCATAATTTTTATTTTTTTAATGCTCTAACAATTAATAATATACCTGCTAAACCACCTAATCCTGCATAAATAAATTTATGGTCTTGTAAGTGTTGAACAAATTTACTCTTTGTAGAAGCAACCACGTTGGGTTTGTTGTCAGTAGGTTTTCCCCCTGCTCTAATTACAACATCGTCAAGTGCGATTAAATCTTCTACAAGTTTTATTTTTTTACCTTGAAGTTCACTCGCTTTAAAAAATTGAGGAACATATCCAACGTATGATATTTTAAATTGAGAATCAGGATTAATTATATCATCGATTAAAACGAAATTGCCGTCCAAATCTGCTTGGTCGCCAACTTTTAATGCGTACTCGCCTGTGGTAATAGTAATGTTAGCCAAACTCATTGGCAAACCGTCAACATCTAATACCTGTCCAAATATCTTCATTATGCTTTTCCTCCTCTAATTCTCTGAATAGTGTACCAATTCACAATCGCACCTAATGTAAAAGACACAATACCTACTACAACAAAAATTGTAGATAAGTGATGATGAATCTGTGTGTTCACGTCTATTTTTATTTTTTGGTCAATTTTAGCGTCTTGAGTGCCTACTTGACTATTTTCTACTGCGTTTATCATAAGTGTAATAAAATAATGTTAGTCCCGCTATAATTGATAAAATACCAACTGCAATGTAATTTTTATATGATTTAACTGCTAAACTAAAACTTCCGTCATTAAGCCATTCTTTTGGTAACTGCTCCAAAATGGTTTTTTTAACTTCCCAAACTCTAATTTTACCGTCTTTGACTTGATGAAAGGCAGGGTTGTCATCGTAAATTTCTTTAGCGGTATGACCACCACCTTGTATTACCCAATCATCGGGTTTTCCAATTGCCAAAGGAAAAAATGTTACAAAATATGTATCAGTATAACTTTTTAGTTTTCCTGCATAGGATTTGTAATATTCATAAACCAAATCTAATTGGTCAGAATAATTCATTTTACCAATGTCAGTCATTAGATATTTTTTACCGTTTATGGTTTTATAATTTTTACCCTTATCAGGACAAAATTGAATCAGACCATAACAACCAATACCATTCTTTTTAGACGGACTAAAACTTTTTGCGCTTTCAAAGTACATAATTGCCATTAACCAATTAGGGCTAATACCTAATTTATCTGAAATTTCAGATACTTTTTTCGCAAAACCACTTCTGTAAGAAGCGGGTATTTTATTCTCGTATATTAAAGCCATTTACCACAATATTTTATCTGCGTACCAACCATTTGTTCCCGTTTTATGACGGTCTTTTTCGTGGCGTTGCTTGTACAACCTACGTCTTTCTTTAGCATACCCTTTCGGGAAATACCCTTTTTTTTCTTTCTCCATATAAGTAGGATAGTCATTCATTCCTATCGCACCTATGGTGGCGACTTTTTTACCGTTCTTGAAAACATCGAGTTTTTTAAGCCTGTTAGTTGAGGGTTTTATTTCAACCCCCAACTTACTCGCTTGTTCTTTAGAATATGGTAAAATTTTATAAGCCATTTATTAATAAATTATTAATAAACTCCTGTATGTGCTACGCATCTATCAGACCCATTGCATTTCTCTCCATCAGAAATGTAAAGACTTCCGTTAGACGCTTTACAATAACAATGTCTTGTTGCCTTTTTACTTGTTCCACCTGCGTTAAAAAACCCGTCAGAATTTCTTTTTGGTTTTTTATACCAAGCAATTAATGCGATAGCACCTAATACTGCTAATCCACCAACTATATAACCTTTTTTCATTTTATTTGAATTTGATAATTAATAATTACTATGCTCCACAACCGCAACCACTTGCGTTATAGAAGTTATCTGAATTTTTCTTTGGTTTACTGTACCAAGCAAATAGGGCAACAACTCCAACTAATGCTAAACCTCCAATGATATACTCTTTTTTCATTTTAAACTGTTATTATGCGTATTTATTCAAACAAATATCTCCCTTATTACAACTTCTATCTGAACCTGTATGGTAAATATCGCCACTATCTAAATTTTTACAATAAGCACAACCACGACCCATAGCCATTTTACCTGTACTACCATTTGCTCCAAAAAATCCCTCTGAATTTTTCTTTGGTTTTTTATACCAAGCAATCAATGCGATAGCACCTAATACTGCTAAACCGCCAATTACATAACCTTTTTTCATTTTTTTTAATTTTAAACGTTTATATTATTTTTCTTAAACCACAAATCTAAAAATCCATTTACACCCAACATTTTCAATAAATAAGCCCTGCTTTCTAAAGGTATTTTTTTATTGTTAAGCAATTGTTCCGTTGTAGGATTGCCTTTTACCTTATCTTTCATAGCATAGTAACCTGCGTTGTAAGAAACCATAACTTTGTTTATGTTAACAGTATTTCCCTCTTTAAAGGCTTCTAAAAGCCATCTTAAAGTAGCAGTACCAATTGCTATATTGAATTCGGAGTTATTTTGTAATGCTTTGCGTATTTCGCTTTTTACTGCCGAACTTGGCAAGTTATTAGCGTTGAAATTTTTACTTGACGGAATCGCTTTATTGAAAAAAGATTTTGCTTTTGAAGATAGCGGAGATTTTACAATGTTTTCCCATTTAACAAGAATTTCCCAAACTGAATTTGGTGTAACTTGCATAAGACCTGTTGCATCGTATTTATTAGGAGCAACGTTTTTGCCTCCGCTTTCGGTTGCAATAAAACCTGCAATTATTGAATTATCAATTTCAAATTCTTCTCCCCAAGTGTTTATGTAGCCTAAAAAACCATTACCTATTTGATTTAAAATAGCGGTATTTGCAGTAGCAACACTTGGATTAGAGTACTTATAATTTCCTTGCACAAAACTTCTATTTATGTCAGGCACTTTTATTGCTATTGTTGTGTACTTTCCCATAATTATTCGCTTAAAGGTTCTTCATTTGGAGGAGTATCAAACGTCTGAAACGTTACTGTTCCACCTCGAATTTTTCTAACGTTACGAGTAAGATATTTTGCAAGGGCAAATCCCCCAATTGCAACACCTATAATGCCTACTACTAATAAAATTTTTTGTGCTTTGGTCATTTATCGTCTTTTTCCGAAATAATTTATTGCTCCTGCTGAAAGGATTAATAAAGCACCACCTACAACTAAACCTCCCCAACCAATTCCTGATTTCTTTTTATTTTCATTTATTGGGGTTGCCTCAAGTGCTTCTTTTTCTAATTCTTGTTTCTCCTTTGCTCTTAATGCTTCTGCTTCGGCTAATTTTCTTGCTTCTGCATCTGCTCTATTTTTAGCAATTTGACGGTTTTTTGCTTCCGCCTCTCTCTTTTTAGCAACAAGGTCAGACAAATCTTCTCTTAAATCCTCTTGGGTGTCCGTGATGAATTCAACAATTTCGTCTAATTTCTCTTGCGATTCCTCCGATGGATTTTCGTTATGTTCCTCTCTTACAATCGCTAATTTTTGATTCAGTTTACTTAAACCGTCTAATCTTTTAGCAATTGAAGCGGGTACTTTGTTATCCAACGCTCTTAATAAATCATTAATTGTTCCCATAGTGTTATAATAAAAATAAAGTTAATTTTAAGCACAAATATAATAAAAAATTAATAAGCAACTATTTAATGCCTTGTTTTTATAATAATTTTGCTTTTAAGTTTCTAATAATCTGTCTGCTATAATTTTTTGTCCGCTTGGTGTCGGGTGTATTCCGTCTTCAGTCATACTGCTTGGAATGTTAATTTTTTCAATGATAGTCGCCCCTGTTATAGTGCTTGGTATTGAATTTTGAAAGTCAATATATTTGTTTTTCATTTCAATAATACCTGCTTTAGTTGGGACATCTTTTGTTGTTTTTAGTTTATTTTCGTCCATAAACTTTTTAGCATCATAACCAACAATAACATACGGCTCTGCACCACTCTTAATCGAAAGGTCAACCATTTTTTGAATGTTTTGTAACGCTTTATTTTTAGTAACTCCGCTAAACATATCATTAATACCACCATAAATATAAACTCTGTCGTACTTATTAGTTTTTAACTTTTCGATAAGGTTTGCCAATATCCAATCAGTTCTCTTGCCACCCTCTGCTACAACATCAATTTTAATTCCTTTCGGCTCTAACTCTTTTTTTAACAAGTTAGGATAAGTAAAAGTTACAGGTTTTCCCTTGTATTCAATTGCGGTAATAGAATCCCCGACAAAAAGCATACTTTTTGGTAACTTTTTGCCGAAGAATTTTTTAACCGTTATGTAAATTAAACCTAATCCAATAACGGTTACTACACCGTAAAACAATTTTTTGTTCATAGTATTACTTTTTTAATTAAGCAAATGCTCTTTTACCTGCAACATTACCACCTGCTTTAAAAGAATTCATATCAACTTCTGAAATATCTATTGAGTAAGGTCTTTCTCCCGAACCAACTCTATCTACGTCTAATACACTTAATGTACTACCTGATTGAGCAAATACTTGAACATACTTACCTGATTTCAAAACAACTTGCTTGTCATCAAGGTCAGGGTAAGTTTTAGGAGTTAATTTATTTTTAACACCACCAAACAAACCACCAAACGCTTTTTTATCAGTTTGCATAGCCTTTACTTTTCCCGCAACTTTGTCGCCAACCTCTTGGGCTTCTTTTTTTGAATAGTATTTACCATACTCTTCTTGGTATTGGCTCTTAACAGGTTTTCCCTCGTACTCTTTTGCTACTTTCGCTGAAAGTTTGTCAAAGTTTGAAATTTTACCACCTCTCCCAAAAGTTCCTGTTTGCATAAACTTTTTGAATTTAGCCAACGCTTTTTCGTGTTGTTCAGTAACAACCTTTTCAGTTAAACGACTTGGTTGTGAAACTTCTAAAGTGTGGTAAGGGTCATCGTACATAGTGTAACTAAATGTAGTATATCCATTTTCTTTTTTGTACTTTCCTCCTTTAGCAGAACTTATTAATTTACCGCTTGAACCTCTAAATGTAGTTATCCTCCAATCATAATTATTGAAGTCAAAAACATTGGTTGTTGCGTCCCAACCCCAAATACCTTTTTTAGTAACTGTTTCGCTAATTTCAGGTTCAGATTTTGCTGAAGCAACAGGCGTTGGTTCTGCACCAACAGGTTCAGCCCCTTTCTTAACCCAATATCCGTTAGCAGGTTTAACTTTGCTTCCGTCTTTTAATTCAACCTCAACAACATCACGTTTTGGAATATAGTTTGCTTTTGAAGATATATCTCCACCTTTAGCAAGTACGTTAGCACCATTTAAAACATCAGCACCTTTGTAGGTAACTTCTTTACCATTACGTTTCACAGTAACCGTCTTGATGTCTGCTTTTAAAATGTATTTTTTAAGCGTTCCGCCTTTAGCATAAACATTGTTCATAAAACCGCCGTCAGCATATTCCTCAACTTCAGATTTGCCTTTTTCTCCGATTTTTCTTAAATCATAGGCTTGACCGTCAAGGTAATACTCGAAAGTATAACCGATTGCGTTTGCTTCTTTTAAGGCTTTAGCCAAACCTCTATATTCTCCGTCCTCAAAAGCATCTTGATATTTGTCTAATATGGCTTGTAATTTTGGAGGAATATTTTCATAGTCCTCAAACAAATCTACACCCTCTTCAGTTTCTCCACCGTCTTCAAGTTTTTTACCCTCAAATCTATCAAAGTATTTCTTATGCGAATCTACTTTTTCTTGCAATTTAGACGGCAATTTTATAGTTTTTAAATTGTTGTTTTTAGTCCATCTTTTCATTGTGTCTAAACTAACAAAATCAAGGGTAGTTTCTTTAGAAGTTTGTTTTTCATCATAAGGTGCAAGTTTGTTATTTACTTCCATTCTTAAAATAATGAATTCAGGCTTATACTGCCCCTCAAAACTAACCATTTTATTCTTTCTTTCTGACCAACCCGAAGATTTAGAAGCAATTTTTCTTAAACCACCTATGTAGTAAAAAACGTGAGCGTGAACAAAGTGTTTTCCAACATAATCTTTAATAGTATTTGGTCTTTCTATGTATTCGTCTATTTGTCTTTTCAAACCTTTTTTAGCGTGTTCAATTGCGTCTTCTTTTTTATCAAAAGTTTTATTCTCATATCCTGAATTAATTTCAAATTTTCCGTCTTGCTTCTTCCAAAGAGAAGTGTGAAATTCTTTACCTCCTACACTTTGATAAAACCAAATACTGTCTTTGTCTTTATGTTCAACTATTTCTGAAGTTATAGAACCGCCTTTAGCATAATAATCAGAAAGAGTTGAAGAATCTGATTTATTTTCGTTTTCTGAAAACGGACTATATTCGTAAGAATCATCACGAGGTTTTAAATTTTTAAAATCTGACATTTTGGCTTTTTTACCAAATGGAAGTATAATAGCAGGAATTCCTCTTTCTGTTCTATTTTTAAAATCAAGTGCTTTTTCCGCTTCCTCTCTTGTAAATAAAGCAGGTTTTCTTTTTTCATACCCACTAAAAGGAAAATCAACATATCCATTAGGTTTTTTTTCAGCATAACTAAAATAAAAATCGTCTGCGCCTTTACTAAAAGGCTTTA